CTCCCCGGCGGTGCCCGAGCCGTGAAACGCCGCCAGATCGACCGCCAGGGCGATCCCCTTGGCCAGGTCCCCGTTGACCAGCGAATCGATCGACGGGTTGGACTGCAGCAACAGGTTCCTCGTGTAGTCCAGGTTCGCCGCCACGCTCTTGGGAGACAGCGTCAGCTGCCCGAAGGTGTTCCCCCCTTCCGTGGGCGGAGTGCCCTCCGTCACCCAGTACGTGGTCGCTCCCGCCGTGCGGCGCGGAATGACCACCGACCCCCGCAGCCCCGACAGCACCCGGGCGCCCAACTGCCGGATCAGCATCAGGTTGCGCAGCAGGTCGATGAACTCGTTCCCGAGATGATCGGTACCCACCAGGTACCCGCCCGCGGCGGCCGTCCCCACGGACAGATCCCGCCGACCGGTGCCCTTCGGATCCGCCGGCTGCCGCATCACGTCGTACGGCACGAAGATGCCCTTCGACGCCACGCCCAGGCGCTTTTCGATCTCCGCGTGACACGCCCGCTCGAACGAGGCGTCCACGCCGGACTCCTTCCACTGCGACAGGATCGCCCGGGTCACGCTGTAGCGCCGGATCTCCTGCCGGGACAACCCCAGATCCGTCACCGGGGTGTCGATCGGAGAACCGTCGCCGATGCGCTTCAAGACGATGTCCTGGTACTCCTGCAACGGCATCCCCTCGTCCACCGCCTTCCGCCGGATGAACTCGGGAACGTAGGCGCGGAACTTCTCGTAGATGTCGTTGATCCCCTGCACCCGCAACCGCTCCTTCTCCCGCGCCTCGTCCCCCGCCTTCTTGCGCTGCTTCTCCATGTCCTGCTCGTACTGCGACAGATCGATGTCCTGCTTCGCCTCACCCATCTTCCTTCCCTCCTGCGTGATGATCGTGGATGGTCCGTTGCGTTCCTCTTCCCCCGTTGCCTGCACACTCCGCTTTTCTTCCTGCCCCCGCGCATCGACCGTTGCGGACTCCTCCCCGGCGGATCGTCCGACGCCCACCGTCGGGTCCGCGGGAACCGTCACCAGGGAGGCCTCGAACGGCTCCCAGTCCGTGATCCGGTACACGGGCAGCTTCTCCTTCGCCGCCAGCTGCACCAATTCCGGGGACAGATCATCGACGGGCACTTCCTGCGCGTAGTGGACCGCGTAGCCCACCGAGACGTCCTTCAGAATCCCGTCCGTCACGTCGCGCCACTTCTCCTGCGCCAGCGCCGACCGGGAGAACCTCGCCGTCCCCCGCCCCTTCCGGTCGTCGCCACACCGGCAATCCTCGAGCACCCCCAGGTGCGCGTCCCGGTCGTGGTTGAACAACAGCGGAATCCCCTGGCGTACCCGGTCCGGACGCATCGCTCCCGGCGAGTGGTCCAGAATCTCGATTCCCCATCCGCGGATCACCGGCTCCTCGGAGGAAAAGGCCAACTCCACGGTGCGCCCCTCCTGCCGGATCTGCTCTCGACGCAGCGTCAACATCCTGCTCTCCCGCTTCGGCGGACCGATCGTCTTCATCGGCATCCCCTCCCCAATGAAAAAGGCCTCCCAAAGAAGCGGAGGCCCTGCAACAATCCCCTCGATTTACCGTCCGCCCTACGCGCTCCCGTCGGCGGCCTGGCCGTTTCCCTTCCCGTCGCCCGTGCCGCTGGTCTTCGCCGGCACGGGGGCGCTCTTCTCCCCGAGGTCGAACCGAAGCCCGTACTCCCGCGCCAGCGCCTTCTCCTGCGCCAGCTCCTGGTACAACTCCTCGATGTCGCCGCCGGATTCGTTGATGATCTGCGTGGCGGATTTAAACCCCGCACCCACGGCGGCCTTGGCCGCCTCCACGTCCTTCAACGGATCCACCCACGCCCACCGCCTGCCGGTCCACTTCGGCGCGTTGAACTTCGCATACTTCGCGTACGGGAGATTCACGGCTTCCGTGAGCAGGGCCATCTCCAGCCATTCCGCGAAGACGCGGTTTAAAAACGACTCGACAAACCACGCCTGCAAACTCTTCCACGTCTCCCGCTCTTCGATCAACCCCGCACGGATCGACGAGAAGTTCACCTCCGTCAGATCGTTCGACAGCGAGGCGAACGACACCCCCAGCCCGGCGCTGACCCCTCGCAAGATCGATTTCACAAACGGATCGAACTGCTGATCCGGGTACTTCGGGTCGTACGCCAGGAACTCCTTGCCGCCGATGTCCTCGAAGATCCCCGGCTCGACCGTCGTGATCCGGTTGCCGGAGGCGTCCTTCCCGTCTCCCTCGTACGGCTCGTCTCCTCCGGTGGGATCCCGGAAGAACCCCATCTTCGACGCCCCGACTCGGGCGTTGATCACCGCCGCCTCGATGTACCCCTTCAGGTTGTGCAGCCCCACCATCGCGGGAGCCATCCAGGAGATCCCCCGGGTCTGATCCGCCCGCTCGGGGTCGTACAGGTGGATCATGTCGGAGGCGGGAACCCGCACGTACGGAGACGAGGGAACGATCGTGCCGTACAGGTCGAGCGTGTCGCTGCGGGTGCTCACAAAATACGCCACCGGCCTTCTCCACCGGTCGATCTCCACCCCCATCCGGATGAGATTCCCGTTGCCAAGCTCGGTGTTGTACTTCTCGTCGATCCAGTCGGGCTCGATCAACTGCAAGGAAAACCCGTACCGGTTGACGTTCCTCCCGCGGATCAGCCGCACGAACGCCTCGCCGTCCCGCGCCACCGTCTCGATCAGCAGCTCCTGCGCCTTCCGGAAGGAGATCTTGCCGGTGACCGTGGCGGTAGCAGGCATCCCCCAATCGTAAAAGGCGCCCTCCAACTTGCTGTTGGCGATCCGGTCGGGAACGGCTTTGCCGTTTTCGTAGTTTTGCGCCTTGACCTGCAGCGCGAACCCCTCGCTGCCCACCACGTTCTTGCGAACCGCACGCAGGTACGCCTTGGCGAACTCGTTGTTTTGCGACAGATCCCGCGCCCGGGAGCGCACGGCGACCATCCCGGAGCGGATGTCGTGGTCGATCGTCGTGGCGGTCGTAAGCCAGTCGCCCGTCAATCGGTTCATGCCAGCCGCCGCATAGGCGCGCTGCAACGATCGCGGAAGATCGGACCGGTGAAGGTATCCCCGATGCCGCAGAAATTGCCGCAAGATCCCCATCAGGGAGTCCCGAACGTGACGCGGACGGTCCGGGAACCCGGCGAGCCCGCCGCCTCGTCCTGCTCCTTTTGGACTTCCCGCAGATACTTCGCCCGAAGCGCCAGCAGCTCCTTGGCGCTCCGATACTCGACGCTGCGCCCCTGGATCGTCATCGAGGCCACTCCGGTTGCGGCGATCTTTTCCAGCGCCGCCTCCACCGCCGAGAGCATCGTGGTTGCGTGAGACATTGATCCTCCTTCACCACCGCGTCGCCGACCAGCCGCCCCGGGGCCGGTGCGGCAGGCGGGGCGTGACCGGGAGCGGGTCCCCTCCCGCACCTCCCGGATCGGACATTTCTTCCGCAGCCACTTTTTCCCCCTGTGCTTCCATTCGCTGCGCGGCCCGTTGCGCGGCCCGCTGCGCGGTTCGTTGCGCGATCCTCTCGAGGTTCGCGTTCAGCGACGCATACGCGGCGAAGGCGTACACGGCGCAGTCCAGCGCCTCGTTCCGCGCCCGGATCTGCTTCCAAACCCGGGTCGGAACCCCCTTCACATGCTTGGTCATCAACTTCTCGGCGGTCAGCTGCCGGAAATACTCGTCGTCCACGTCCCGGGGGAAGTGGATGTACCCGGGGCCGAACTCCGAGAGCCCCAGCCGGGAGAAGAGCAGCCCCTTCGCCGTATCCGTGCCGACGATCCCCAACACCACCTTCGCCCGAGTGCGCCGGGGCGTGAGCTTGAGTAGCGGCAGTCCCGCGCCCGACCGCCCGATAATCGGCCAGATCCGGCGCGATTCGCGCTTCCGGCAGAATTCGTACACCTGCTGCGTGGCATGACCGCCCGAGTCCACGCACGCGGCGGCAATCCGCAGCGTGGTTCCGCTCCCGCAGGGCCATGTGGTCAGTAACCAGTCGTCCAGGTCCCGCCAGACCTTGAGCGAGGTCTCCGGGTTCCCCCGGAAAACCGCGTGCCGGACCACCCACGACTCCTCGCCGATCCCGAAGCCCCACACGGTGGCCTCGATCCGGTCGCCCTGGACGTCGACGCCGGCGGTCAGAAGCAGGACCCCCTCGGGCAGAGGATCTCCGATTCCGTAATCCTCACGCCGCCCGCCAAGCGCCGCGTCGTCGACGGTGACGCCTTCCTCCTCCCACGTTTCCCCAAGCGAGGTGTTGACCCACACCCGCAGCGTCTCGGGCCGCTTCTTCGCCTCGTGGAAGTTCTCCACGATGTTCCCCCAAGTCGACCACGGCGAGTACAACTCGTTCACGTGAAACCCCGCCGTGTGCTTCACCCAGGGACGGGCGATCACCCATCGGCCGTTGCGGACCATCCGGTGCTTGTCCGGCTCCGCAAGCTGCGCACGGCAATGTTCGCACTCGTAGTGGACCCCGACAGGGTTCCCCTTCGGGTCCTTGGTCCACCGGACCTGGGCCCACTTCAGCGTCTGATATCCGCCGCAGACCGGACACGGCACCTCGAACCGCCGCTGATCCGACTCCTCCCACGCCTGCTCGATCCGCGAGGCGCCCTTCGTCGTCGGAGTCGAGGTCAGGATCACCTTCCGGTTCCAGAACGTGGTGGATCGCTTGATCGCCAGATGGACCGGATCGCCCTCCGTGCCGGCGGACGGCGGGAACCGGTCCACCTCGTCCAGCAGCACCAACCGGACCGGCCGGGAGGACAACGACGCCGCCGAGTTCGCGCCGGCCATCGCGATCTGGCCGCCGGGAAAGGTTTTTTGCCGCAGCGTGTTCCCCGAATCCCGGCTGCGAGGATCCTTCACCAGACCCTTCAAGACCGGCGTGTCCCGCAGCATCGGCGCAAGCCGGTCCTTGCTCCAGACTTCCGCCATCTCGATCGTAGGCTGCACCAGCAGGATCGGCGCCGGGTCCTGGTGAATGTGAAACCCGATCACGTTGTTGAGGATCTCGGTCTTGCCCACCTGCGCGGACGACATGACCACGACCGTCTCGATGGACGGGTCGGAGATCGCATCCATCATCCCGCGCTGGTACTCCGCCCGGCTCGTAAACCACTGCCCGGGCTCCGCGCTGCTCTCAGGAGACAGCCTCCGATACCGATCCGCCCACTGGCTCACCGTCAGCTTCGGCGGCGGCTTCACCAGCCACGCCGTCTCCTTCTTCAACCTCCAGATCGCCCGTCGCACTTCCGCTGTAATCCGCATGGGACAGTTCATCAAGCGCTTCCATGATCATCCGCTCGAGGATCCCCTCGATCTCGGCGATCGAATTGACCCCCACCACCTGCGGGGCGGCCTTCTTCGGTACGGACAGCGTCCTGGCACGAAACGCCATCGCCATGTCGGCCCACGCCCTTCCCACGACCGCCTGCGGAATCAACTCGCCGCGGACTTTCTCGTTCTCCATCTCCTGCGCCTCGGCTTGCGCCTTGATCAGCCTCGCCCGGAACGCCCTCGCGGCGTCCTCCGGCAACGCCCCCGCTCCGATGGCGCGATCCCGCAAATACCGGATGTACCCCCGCACCGCGGGAACCAGTTCGTACCGGCCCTTCTCCGCTCGGGGAATCACTCCTTCGTTGGCAAGCTGGTACACCCGCCGGGGAGACAGGTCGAGCAACTTCGAAATGACCGATACCGGATAGGTCTGCGTTGCCATTTATCCCCTTCCAGTCGCAATGGATCCGCACTCGACCGGCCGCCGGATGATCAGGGACTCCCATCCCCCGAGGCACGGCCCGGGGCCAACCACCCTCCATCCCGCGCCGACCCACTTCCGGGCGTCCTCGGTCAGGACGTACCTAAACAGCCACGCGCTCGCCACGAGGGACCCTCTCGGGTTTCTTGCCGGTGAAGTTCTCGAACCGCTGCGCGATCACGTCGCAGTACAGGGGGTCGATCTCCATGAGGAAGGCCTTGCGCCCGGTCTGCTCCGCGGCGATCAACGTCGAGCCGCTCCCGCCGAACAGATCCAGGACGTTCTCGCCCGGGCGGGAAGAGTACTGCATCGCCCGGACCGCGAGTTCCACCGGTTTCTCGGTGTTGTGGCTCATGCCCACCGCGGTCTGAAACGTGTGGCTGCCCTCCACGGTGAGGTTCCAAACCTCGCCGGTGTACGGAACACGCTCAACGCTCTTCACGTAGCGGAGCGCATACTTGCGCCCCTCGTGCTCGAGGTGGGTCACCCTTCCCCGCCGAGCATTCGGGTCGCGAAGGAACCAGTACTCCTCGTCCCGGTCGGGATACGGATCCTCCTCCGGCTCCTTAAGGAGCGGAGTCATCGTGTAGTCGCCCACGCGGATCTCGTCGGCCCGGACCCAACCGACTTGCCCTCCGACGACACGCCGCCGGATGCGCTCGGGCCGCCAGACGAGGAAAGGGTGGTTGTCGGAGGCGAGCGTGGGCACGTTCCCGCCCTTGGCCATGATCCGCACCAGGTCCGAAGACTGGTAGGGATGAGAGGACACGCCTATAACCGGGTGGAAACGGCCATCGCCGGCGTACACCCGATCCCCAAGCGCAATGGATCGGATGGGCCGGTATCCCGACTCCGTCAACACCAGCGCGTCGGGGTGCAAGCACAAATGGACCATGCTCTGCGGGTTCACCTTCTTCACCGACCAGACGTCGGGCACGTTGTTGGGGCCCAAGAAAACGTGCGCGGCACCCTCCTTCCAACCGTAAAAGCAGTTGTGCGTCACGATCCCATCGGCGATGTAGTGGTGGTAACGATCGACATCGAGCGAGTAGACTTTGCCGTGGTACCGAGCCACGGGGACCTCTTGGATCGGTGCCCATGTAAAGCGCCCCCCTTGCGCGGGTACGGGAACCGCCATCGCGCCGGGCAGTAAGTTGCATGCCCGCACGATCATCGGGACACGCCGGCCATACTTCGGGCGGGTCTTCCCGTTGGTTATGAAAGGATGCTCGACCCTGCGATGGTGATCGGTTAAGGCCCGCATGGCGCTTTGCGCCAGCACGTCCAGATCGAGCTTTTCATAAAGGCGCCGGATTTGAGCCTCCGACCGGCGCGACTTCGCGGATTCCCTCCAAAACGTGGTCGGTATGCCGTAGTGGATCGACACGAACTGCTCGGCAAGAGCCGCCTCCGCGTTCGAAGAATGAACACTCAGGATCCATCCATGCTCCCCTCCCTCGGTAAACATCCGCTGCTGTAAACCGAAACCCCAGGTCGATAACAACTTCGATTTGCCAACACGCCACCAATTCCCGCGCCGCATGAGGTAGACGCACCACATCGCTCCGGCATCAGCAGTCAATTTGACGTTCCAGAGATGGCCGTCCGTGCTCCATGTCGATTTCAGGTCCGCCACAACCCCGAAGAGGTCGCCGTCGTAATCGCGCTCGGCTTTTTGGACTGCAAGCCCACGCCGAAGGCCGATGATCGCTGACGATATGCGACTGAAACTGACGACGCGGTCACCGTCCCGCAGACTCTCGATGGGCACGGTTCCGGATTCGGAGAGCACCTGCGTGCCGGGGGGCTGGCACCATTCATGGTTCCCCATGAAGTCCTTGCGGGTCAGCACCGGGTGCTCCTTCACCCAGATGATCGCCTGCGAGAAGTAGAGCTTGTTCTCCTTCAGGACCGGCGGGTAGTTCCCGCAGTTGGCGTAGCCGCCCCAGACGTAGAAGCTCCGGCCCGGCTCCAGCACCCGGGCGATGTTGCCAAACCACGCCCGCAGGAGTTTCTCAAACGCCTCGTCGGAGACGAAGTCGTTCATCAGCGGGCGGTCCTTCGGGCGCATCTTCCTGGTGGTGGGCTTATCCTTCCCCGGATGAAGCGCGAGATCCATGCTCTGGTGATGGGTTTTCGTGAACGAACTGTTCCCGGCGGCGATCGCGTTGTTGCTCCGGGGCTCGACCTTCACGTTGTACGGCGGGTCGGTGTTGACCAACTGGATCGTCGCCCCGCCCAGCAGGGAATCGACGTCCGCTACGCTGCTGCTGTCTCCGCACAGAAGCCGGTGGTCGCCCAGGATCCACAGGTCCCCCGGCTGCGTGATCGCCTCATCGGGAGGTTCCGGCACCTCGTCGGGATCGGTCAGTCCCTCGCCCCCCAGAACCGCAGCCGCCAATTTCTCGGCGAGCTCGTCTTCGTCGAAACCGGTCAGTTGGAGGTCAATTCCCGCTTCCTTGAGGTCCTTAAGCTCCAGCGACAGCAGTTCCTCGTCCCATTCCGAATCCTCGTGCGACCGGTTGTCCATGAGCCGGTATGCATCGCACTGCGCCTTCGTCAGCCCTTCCGCCACGTGCACCGGGACCTTCTCCATCCCGAGCTGCATCGCGGCCAGGTACCGGGTGTGCCCGACGACGATGACCATTTCCCTATCCACGACGATCGGCTGCCGCCAGCCGAACTCCTTGATCGAGGCGGCCACCTTAGCCACCGCGAGCTCGTTCTTCCTCGGATTGCGGGCGTACGGGATCACCCGCTGGATGTCGACCATCGCAACGTTCATGGGGCCTCTTTTGTGCAGTGAAATGGAAAAAAATTCCCTGTCGCTAAAAACAAACCGCGGTTGCGCGTTCCCCCCGATAAAACGCCCCGGAAGTACCTATGGGCGGCGGATCAGATCACCTCCGCGCGGTCTCCAGCGCGTCCTTGAGCGCGGCCGCGAAGATTCTCCCGTAGGCCTTCTTCACGACTTCGATCCCGGTGCGCACGAACTGCCAGCGCGGCTCGATGCGCGCGCTCTTCTCGAACGCGTACATCGGCTTGATGGTCGAGTTCTTCCCGCGTCCCACGCGCTGGAAGAGCATCGGGCCGCTCTTGGTCTTCCAGATGATGAACGAGCGCTTGAGCGCCTTGGGCCGCTGGCCCGCGGGGATCAGGTCCTTCTTCGTGCGCCGCACGCCCGGCTGTGGGACGGCCAGGTACTCCTTCTTCGGGAGCTTGAGGCCCCCTTCCTCGTGGCGCAGCATCCACGGCGCGCGGGTGTAGACCTCGGCGGTGAGATCGTCGGCGCGTGCCGTCTTCCGGTTGATCCCGTACCTGTACCCCGGGGTGAGCCAGTTCTTGCGGATCGTGAAGACGTCCCGCGTGCGGGAGAGGATCGCCTGCTGCGCGTGTTCCGCGGACCTGGTGAGCGTCACGGCGGTCGCGTACCGGATCTGCTTCGGGAGATTGCGGATCTTGCCGATAAAGGCTTCCAGGCCGTGCAGCGTGACGTTCATTTCGACATTGCTCCCAAAGAAAAAGGCCCGAAGCGCGTATTCGCCCGGGCCTTCCTCGTCGCTGACACGTTCGACCTATACTGCGATTGAAACCTTTTCCGAGGGGGATTGTAAATCCCCTCGCTCCGAAGTCGGTGCATTTTTTCCATGGGCCTTCTTGGAGAGGTACGCCCTGGGCCCCGTCCACACGAAATCCGGCGTCTTCTCGACGATCGTGAGCTCGTCGGGCTTGAAGGTCTCGGGCGTCGTCTGGCCGTGTTCCTTCCCGTTCCGGAAGACGGCGTATGCGTTGCTGCGCGTCAGCTTGACGATGGCGGCCGGGACGCCCTTCTTCTTGAAATGCTCAAACCAGACTCGGACCTCCGGAGGAATCGACGATGCCACGATCGTCGCGTGATACTCCCCGCGGCGCTCCGTGAGCGACACGAGTTCGACGTCGGGGACCCCGCGAAGCACCTCCCTGATCGCCGTCTCCGGGTTCGTCTGGTTGACCCACGTCGTGAACTGGAACTGTTCGACTTCTTGCGTCTTGGACAC